GAGGCCGGTGTTGATCTGATACGCAGCAGAAACCGAAGAGCCGCCATGCCCTGTATCGGAGGGGCCTGCGTTGACGGACGCAGTGATGGTGTAGTTGTCGAGATCGATGTACGTGATCTCATACTCTTTGTTGAGCACCGCCGCCGTGATGCTCCCGCCAAGGGACACCGCCCCACTGAAGGTGACGAAGTCGCCGTCAACACAGCCATGGGCCACGTCATAGACGGCGATTACGGGGGATCCGTTCGTCGCCGTGAAGGGGTTTGACAGGGTTACCGTGGTGCGAAGAGGAGTGATATCAAAGTTCTCGCCGCCACGGTTGATGTAGTACTTTAGATTCGTGCCGAAGCCCAACAGGTTCTGAGACGCCAACGTGACCCAGTTGAGGAGGGAGCGGCAGGTTCCAAGAAAAGGGCCAAAGGTGGCGTACTTCTGCCAGCCGCCCACACTTTGCGGAAACCCGTAGCGAAAACGGACGAGGTTCGATAGCCGCCAGCCGCCCTCGTTCGTGTAGCCGGTCACATCCCTTACGACGCCGGGGCGGAACTGGAGCTTTTGGAAAGGCATGTCGCGTCCTTACGGCTTGACAGGCCACGCTACTTCCCAAGGAAATCCGGCCTGTGATGGGACATCACGAAGAGCTGTACGATACGCTGCCCACGCTGTTTTATCAACAGAAGCGTCGGGGAGTTGCGTCCAGTCGCAGGCAGAAAGACGCTTGTTGCGGTCATCGCGGACGCTTTTAGCCTGCTGTGCATCATGCGCCACCATGGCGTCTACATCCATCTTAGCCAAGCTGTACTTAGTAAACCACTGACCGTCGATCTGCTCGACGCCATTGCGATAGACCGTCTGATAGCGAGTAGGAGATAACTGCGGTCCCTCCAGAACAGGATCAGCGCCAAGTTTGTCTAAGATTTCGACTGTTGTCTGATCCCACGAAGCGCCCGCCACTGAGCGAAACTCGTTCTCAAACATTACTGCGCCAGTGGCGCGAATGCGGATTTCCATTGCTGTTCTCCTTACGCGATGGCGAGATAGATGTAGGTTCCGCCAGAGGCGTTGATGCCTGCGGCGGTGCTGACGATTTGGAAGCCGACGCCAGTGGTGTAGACGCTGTTGGCATTGACTTCAGCAGCGGTGCTGTTGAAAAGCAAAGATGGATCAGTGCCAGATACCATACCGCGCGCAGTGTCCCAAACGTACCAATCGCCCGTACTGTCTATGCGCTTGATAAGCACGAACCGAGCGCCGCTTGTGAACCCGCAGTCGACTGTCTGCGTTGCGCCGGTGCCGGAGTATGAGCCAACCTTGCTCACACCAGAACATGTGGCAAAGAGGTAAGCGACATATATTGCCGTCGAAGTGTTTACCTCAGACGCAGTTCCCAAACTGAACACAGAAGAGGTTGGCGTTGTGCTGTTCCAACGTGTTGCGCCCGTAGCCTTAGCCGCTGTTGTATTGAGAACAAGGTATTCAGTATTTGCCAACGCGCTTGAATATATTTGCCACGCGGTTGCGCCAGAACGACCCTTCACAATCACAAGCTCCGGAACAACTCCAAGATTGTGTGCTTGCGTTGTATTTGCACCAGTTCCCGTATAGCACACCTCATCAAAGAAGCCGGGGGCGCGGCCAAAACTATAAAAAATATCGTTAGCAGATCCATAGTACGTTGGAATTTGAAAACCAGTATTATTCCACGCCTGAGTGGTTGCGTTTGTGGTATCCTCTGCTGCCGTGCTTGACGTTATCAAATAACGTCCAGACGCCGTTGCTGTTGTGCTTAAACCGCGCAATCTATCATCAACAGAAGTATTTAACGTATCGGTGGCGCGTTCAGCTTTCCATTGGCTATCAATCACAAAATTTGTGGTTTGAATGGTTCCCGTTGCTGCGTTGACCGCAATAGGACTAAACACACTCGTCCCGCTCGTCGGCGTCTTCATCGGGCCGCGACGGATGGCGATGTAGATGTAGTTGTCGCCAACATTTGAAAACGGGGCTGATGTAGCCGTAAATCCGGTGGGATTTATTGGAAGCGGAGATCCAGCTAATTCTGCGGTGGGATCGTACGGATACAAAACTCTTGTATTATTTGTGGTAGCAGTCCACCCGCGCATCACATCAACCGTCTGCCAATCCGCAAATGTTGACGCGTTTCTGATAATCATAAACTGTGGCTCATAACCAAGCGTAACGGCCAGATCGGCTCCAGTCCCGGTATAGCTTCCGCATGTGATTGCATTGTCCGTTCCAGCCGTGCCAAACCCTCCTGCATTAGAGGCAAAAAGGTAAGCCACATATGTGCCACCAGAAGCGTTTACGGTTGTATCCGTACCAACGCTGAACACGCTACTCGTCGGTGCGGTGCTGTTCCAAACAGTTGGAGTAGATGCTTGACCAGCAGCGGAGTTAAGATTGATTGAATAGGCCGCAGACGTAAGGCCACTATGATAAACCCGCCAGTTTGCCGAAGCATCCGTGCGTTTAACAATAATGCACCCCGGCGTTGAGCCAAGGTTGTGCGCGATTGTACGGTTAGCGCCCGTGCCGGTGTAGGTTACAATATCAAAAAACTTTGCCTGTTTGCGAAACGTCCATGAAGCAAAAAGATCTGAAGTTGTGTTGACCGTTGCAAGAGCGCCAACGGTAAACCCGCTGGAGGTAAAGGAAGTCAGGCCGGTCGCCTGCGTAGATTGAGCATTGGCCAAATTAGATGAAGTCTGAAAAGTTGCACCACGAGTCGTGTCATAAAGTGCATGATCGCTGGATATGCTGCGATCTTTTATCCAAACTAGCCCGCCATTGGCAGACAAATTAATCCCATTTGTAACCGTTTGCGTAGCGCCGGTTCCCGTATACAAATACGTCGAAAAAACATCTTCAATATAATTTGCTTGCGCGGTAGCCCCGGAGCCACCAAATCCCAAACCCCTAGCCGATGCAGCGCCACAAGTGATGATAGTAGGCATCGGTTATCCTCAGGCAAACTTGGTTTGTGAAGCAAAAACGGTAAACGCAGCGTTGCCGGTCTTGACGATGGTGTACGTATAGGTATCAACGCTTGAAGCATTGCCAGCGGTTGGCGCAGTACCACCCTGCCACTTAGGCGTCACTGACGTACCGTCGACTTGAACCGCGTTGTTGTAGTAGGCGGTGCCGCCCTGTGTAGCCAGCAAGGCTACGGTCATCACCTGACCCGTCGCCATGAACAAGTTCAGGGGGGTGCCGCCGGTGCCGACGAAGTTCATCGTCCAGTTTGCACCCGCACTGGTGGTCAGGTACAGGATTGAGTAGGCCCCGACACTGTACGTAACGGTTGCGTTAGGCGCTGTTCCAGCCACAATGGTGCTGTCTATCAACGCCGGTTCTGCGACAGACGAGATAAGCGGACCCTTCAGATTACTGCCCGACTGCGCGCGGTAATCGAAGGAGGCAGCTTGCTGCCCAAAGGCGGCTGAAACGCGGGGCATTAGAGCAGGGCTCCAAAAGCCGTCGCAGTCAGCGCCGTCGTGGAGGCTGTCGTCGTGACGGTCAGGCTGATGTACAGGCGGTTGGCCGCAGGGAGGAACAGACCGTTGGCGAACGTGTAGGTGGTGGTGAACCCCGCAGCCGTCGTGCTAGGCGTCACGGCGGTCACCGGGATCTCGTCCGTCAGATAAGCATTCGTGGCATCCCAGTTCCAGATCTGGACGAGGTTCGCAGCCGTCGCCGCCGTGATGGAGGTGGAAGCCGACTTCACGAGGATGTAGTCAATCCTGCACCCGTTGGTGCTGGTGGGCACAAACTGGATGATGTTGGCCGCAGCCAAGGACGCCGTCGCCGTGGGGGCGCGGGTCGTACAAGCTGTCTGAGCGGCGAGCGAAACGGAGACAGAATATGGGGTCTGCGCAAAAACGGGGGTTGAAGTGACGGGCATTACAAGCCTCCAAAGTTGGACGAGGTATAGATCGTGCCACCGGCTGTAGTAGCCGCGTTAGCACCGGCAGTAGCCCACGTCCCGTCGCCGCGCCAGAAGGTGGACGAGGATGCGGAGGTTCCTGAGTTGAGGTTAGCGACGGGCAGGTTACCCGACACATGGGTCGCAAGGCCAATCTTGCCCCATGAAGGGGCAACACCAACGCCGCCAGAAATTACTGCGTTACCGGTGGCGACATCGGCCAGCCTCGAAAGGGCCGTAGTCGTGCTGGCGTACAGCAGGTCGCCAATGGCGTAGGAGGCATTGCCGGTGCCACCCGCCGTGGCGGGGAGGGTGCCGGTCGTCAGGGCGCTGGTGGAGGTGGCGTAGACTGCGCC